CAGATGGGAAGCACCAACTGCTATTCCAACAGATGGCAAATTATATAACTGGGACGAATCAACAAAGTCTTGGGTTGAAGTAACTATCTAACCCACAACATGCCCACATCGGGGGTAGGGCGTAGGCCGGATGCTTTCCAATTCTCCCGCTCCCATAGGGGTGCAAAGTCGTTGTGCCATTTGCCTAAATCAAAGGTAGAAAGTTTGTACCAAGTGTCAGGTATCTGACAATGATGTTCAATAAACTGCGGTGCTACTTCGGTATATCCGCCGTGTTCAAGGTACTTCAATTGTTCTAAATGCTCAGTCCAAGTAGCCCAAGTCCATTCGAAGGCAATCATTCCCATCTTGGAACTAAGACCTTTGAACACATGCCACTCAGCGCCTTCAACATCAATCTTGATTAGGTCAGGCGTTCCATATAGTTCGGCCAATGTATCTAACGTGATTGTTGTAGCGGCTGTAGTTCGATATGGTTTACCCGCGTAAGGTAATGATTCATCTGTAAGCCAATCTAAGTTGATGGTTGAAAGCCCATCTTCTTCGGCTTCAAAAAATTCAATGCGCTGATAATTGCTACCGCTGACTGCAAACTTGAGTGGCGTAACGCGTGGATTGTAAATAAAGTTGCCAACAAGTTCACCAAATACTTTAGGCGCGGCTTCAACAGCGATTACGTCATAGCCTTTACTTAACGCGGCTAAGGTAAAGTCTCCGCGATTAGCACCGATGTCATAACAGAGCATTGAGTTTCTCCAAGTTGTAAGTTACTGCGTTTTGATACATCGGGTGTAAATCATTTTGTTGCGATAGGTCTTTAAGAATATCTAACGCTTCATCCTTACGGCCTACCCACCAAGCGGCAACAGCCATTTGGAATTCATTGCAATATCTTCCGTAATAACCCATATCTGCGGGTAACGGTTCATCAATATATGACCAACCCGCACCCATAGATGCCCATACGTAAGATTCTTGCCATTGTTGTGACTTCTCATAAAACTGCGCTAACAACATATACGCTTCAGGCCTTGAGTTATCGTAAGCAATCGCCTGTAGTAAGCAATTAGTAACGCTGTATTCGCGGCCTTGTTGGTCGTTAAAGCATTGCGACATACGAAGCAACGATGTGTACGCCTTCAAGTTTTCTTTCTCTGAATACTCAACACAACGCAGGTAAAAAGAAACGGCGCTCGCGGTTTGATTTAATCTTAAATATTCTTCCGCCACGTCAAAATTAAGGTCTGAATTGAACGGGTCTTGTGATAATCTTACGATTAGACTTGGTAAACTATTCATATTTCAACGCCTCACTTATCAAATCTTCAACAACCAATTTTGGTACGCGTAGCACAAATGCCGCGTTATCTTGAAAGCCAAATGTAAGCAATAAATCTTCACCTTGTTTAGCCGCTCCTACGCAGAATTCAACGCGAGCATCTAAGAAACTAAACGGTTGTGACATGCCTACAAAGTTAAACTGTTCATCCCACATCACTAAGCGGTGACGGTAAATAGCATCTTTTTGTTCAAGATAATTCTTAAACAAGTCTACTTCGTGGGTAATGCAGATGTACATGCTTCCCCACTTGATGACCTGAGAACCGCCGCGTTGGTCTTTAGGCGCAGGGGGTGTAAGGCGTAGATGTAGTTGCTCAGTTGTGGCATCATCTTCAGGCGCGCAATACACAACTTCCGTAGGCATTGTCCACTTTACAAATGTGTAAGGTTTATCAACTACGGGCATCCAATTCTTTTCGCAATAGGAATCGTCAGCACTCGGCGCTCCAATGCGTTTGCGCCAAATCTCTTTAGCGCTCCAATTAACTTTATCTAAATCAATGTGTGTGTACTCCATGCGACCTACGCCGTTAGTAGTCGTATCGCGGCGAACGCCAATGAGAAAATACTCAGAATCCCATTGAACTACACGGGCATCTTCCAAGCCCACGAACTCCCAAATGGGTTCATGTAGTTCAAGCATTTCGACCTTTGTAAAATCGGTCATTTCAAGGTCATCATTAAGACGGCATAGATAGTTTTCAGTAACTAATCGCTGGTCTTTTTCAGGATGTAGATACGACAATGGCCCGAATCGGCTAGGGAAACGTTGCTCATTTTCGGCGTGATATAACGTGTAATTTACATGGCGTAGATTGACTAAAATATCTCCGTCAGAATCAATGAATACGCTAGGATTCATTAGCCCTGTACCCGAAGTTAGTCCATGAGATATAACAAGCGGTGCTAATTTTCCACCGTTTTCAACTGCCTTCTTCACTAAGTTCATAGGAATACAATACCAATAGGAGTCACAATGGGTCTGTTTGACAGATTTGCAAAGCGCGTTGCGGATGAAATAACAAAGGCTCCAAACCTTCCTGCGGGCGCGGGAACAATGACTATGCAACAAATGCAATCTGCCGCTGGTATTGCACAGACTCAATACGGTTCAAACGTCAGTACAGCGTTGCCACGCAATCCACTTCTTGCCAGCGTTCCTTTCGCACCGGGTATGCCAATCTATCCGGGGGCGATTAACCCATTACGTCAAGATACTGGCCGACCTGACCCACGCCGTTACGAATTCCAAGTTGCGCAAAACATCAATGTATCTGATAACCGCCTTGTGCCGTTCAAAACATTACGCGCAGTATCAGACCAAATTGATATTGTTCGCCGTTGTATCGAAGTTCGTAAAGCAAAGATAACTGGACTTGAATGGGATATTGTTCTTAGCGAATCAGCAACAGAGCGAATCATTTCTGAATCAGGTGGCAATCACCTTACAGCATTAAAAGATGCGCGCGAAAAGTTACTTCCTGAAATTGGTCGTATGCGTAAGTTTTGGGAAACGCCTGACCCACAAAACGGACTTTCATTTGTTGATTGGCTTTCAATGTCAATGGAAGAAATTGACGTACTTGATGCATGGGCAATTTGGCCACAAGTTACAGTCGGTGGAGAGATTCGCGGATTCCAAGTGCTTGATGGTTCAACTATTAAACCACTTCTTGATGACCGCGGTATGCGACCTGAGCCATCTACAGGGCCAGCGTTCCAACAGATTCTTTTCGGATTTCCACGTTCAGAATTTAACGCGGGTATAGATGATGAAGATGCAGATGGTGAATTTACATCTGATGACCTTGCATATTTCGTGCGTAATCGCCGCGCTAATAGCGTATATGGTTTATCTCCTGTAGAGCGTTGCTTGCCTGTTGCAGATATTTATTTGCGCCGCCAGCAATGGATTCGTTCAGAGTTTACAGACGGCACAATGCCTAAGTCATACTTAGAATTGCCTGAAACAACAGCAATGACACCTGACCAAATCAGGGCATACGAAGATATTTACAATGATGATTTATCAGGTCAAACAGCACAACGTAACCGCCTTCGTATTCTTGTTCCCGGCGGTAAATTGCACTTTGAAGAAGGTTATTCAGATAAGTTTTCCGATGCAATGGATAACTACTTAGTTACTGCAATCTGTGGTCACTTCGGAGTTCTTCCATCTGAAATCGGAATAAATGGCGCGGGTGGACTTGGCGCATCAGGCTTACAGCAAGGTGAAACTGAATCAGGCGAAGCAATCGGAATCATCCCTACTGCTAACTGGATTTCACAAATGGTTAGTGCTTTGTCTTATCGCTTCCTTGGTATGCCACGCGAACTTGAATTCCGCCTAGCACCTAGCGAGCGCACTAACACACAGCAAGCCGCACAGCGAGAAGATATTAACCGCCGTAACGGTGCAATGACTTTGAACGAACACCGTTCAGAATTAGGTTTGCCATTGGTTGAAACACCTGAAGCGGATATGCCGATGGTTGTTGCTGGCAAACAAACATTCTTCTTCGGCCCTGATGGTGTGTTTCCCGCGGAACCTACACCTGAAGCGGTTGGACAAGCACCTACAGAATCAACGCCTGAAGAATTAACACCTAGCGAACCTAAGCCCGCTGAAGAAGAAGTTAAAAAGTTTATTCGCTGGTTGCGTAAAGGAACACCTGTACGCGCATTTGAATTTAAAGAATTAGATGAAACTTACGCCGAAATTCTTAACAAGTTTGTTGAAACGAAGGATATAGATGGCGCTCGCTGGTATGCGGAACACTATCTAGGTATCTAATGAACTGGCCTGAACAAAAAGTTGTTGCGCGCTTAACTGCGCAATACGCAACAAAACTTAAACAGGCTTTTAAATCTGCTATAGACGGTGATGTGATAGCCCGCTCATGGGCTGAAACCCACCCCGCAGGTGGCTCAGTTTCGCCGCAAATGGCTAGAGATTGGGCATTGGCACACGCGGTAGTCAATCAAAAACCGCTTCAATACGCCTTATCGCGTATCTATGCGGATGGCTACACATTAGGTGTCAAGGTTGCCAAAACCCGCCTGACAGGTTTGAAGAAGGGCGTAACAGCCAATGTAGTTGATTGGTCTACGTGGAAGCCGGGATTACCTAGCGCGGCGGCGTTAGTGAAACCAATGGGCGGATTAAAAGAATTACTAGATTCACAAAAAATAACTGTTGCCAATGAAATTACGCGTACTAAGTTAGACCGTATTGGCACAGCGCTTTCAACAAGTCTTAGCCGTGGTGACACCGCTAAAGAAACCGCTAAAGCAATTGATGCAATCATTGCTGACCCGCAACACGCACTTGTTATTGCCCGTACTGAAATGGCGCGAGCAATGTCAGTTGCTTCACGTGAACAATATCAAAACGCTGGCGTTGAACAGGTTGAATGGCTTGTTGCTGAAGGATGCGCAGATTGCCAAGAAAACGCAGACGCTTCACCTATTCCACTAGGCGATGAATTCCCTACGGGCGATACTGAACCACCTGCACACCCTAATTGCATGTGCGCTATTGCACCCGTATTTGATGATTCAACGCTTCCCGCTGAAGGTGATGTACCTCAAGAATTATCACCTGAAGATTTTGCATCTGCATCTGAAGATTTTGCTACGGCGGCTATGGCTGAAGATATGTATGCGAATTTAGAACCAACCACAAATGATAATGTTCAAAATGTTTTAGATGTTATGAATCAACAGCGCGCTGTTGGATTTGAAGCAAGCGCCACGCAAGTAGCCGCAATTTCAGATTACACATCAGGCTCAGGCATGTATGGCGAAGTTAATATGTATCTGCGTGAAGGTGAATTTGATAGATATACAAGCGTTGCAAAACAAGGCGAAGTTTTAAATGTAATCAAAGAACTTGATTCAGTTATTAAAGAAGCACCTGCATTGACTGAAGATATTCTTACATATCGCGGTATATGGGGAACAAAAACAACTCAATTTTTTACTAACCTTAAACCCGGACAAACATTTACTGATGAAGGATTTATTTCTACATCTTTAAATAAGAAAATTGCGGCTGATTTTGCGCGTTACGATAAAGCAAATGGTGGCGTTATTCTTGAAATTGTAAATCCTAAAGGCACTAAAGGCATTTTTCCACTTGCCTTACGTGTTGAAATGATTCCTAAATACATAGGAGAAAATGAATGGCTTATTCCTAGAAATACAGAATTCAAAGTTATATCCGTTGAAAGCCGAACTATAAGGGTGGTAGTAAATGAGTAAATTAGAACGTTTTGGATATGACAACTTAAAAGGAATTTTGATTAACGGTAAGCCGGTTGAAGAATCGGAAACGCCAAAAACTAAATCTGATAATAAATAACTGCAACCGCTATAATTACTAAGTAATCTACAAGGAGAAATAAATGGCACTAATCCACGTAAACGCTCAGACTGCAACTGCACCTGTTGTACTTCTTACAGTCAAGCAAACAGCACGACCACAAACCGCAATCACGCTTTACAACGGACATAGTGCATCTATTTTTGTTGGCGATTCCACAATTGCAACATCAGGTGCAACTATTGGGCGCACTATTGCCGCGGCATCTTCACAGACATTTTATATGAGCGGTGGAGAAACAATTTACGGAATCTCAGCCGCCGCATCTGCCGCTGGCGCGATTGTATTTACTTACTCAGCATAATGCCTTACCACATTGGTGATAAAGGCTCATACGGATGTAAGGGCTTTCCTGTAGTAAAAGATAGCGATGGCACAGTAATGGGATGCCACACATCTAAAGAAGATGCAAAAAAACAATTAGCGGCTTTATACATTAATGAGCCTGAAGCAAGCAAGGAGAAAGCAATGGCAATGGATTACGCAACAAGTTATGCCGAAATCGTTAAGTACGATAAGAACGAAGATGGCACACTTATGGTTTATGGTAAGGCTACCGATGACACATTAGATTTGGATTCACAGATTTGTGACCCTAAGTGGCTAGATGAAGCAATGCCACGTTGGTTCAAATCAGGTGGAAACATCCGTGAAATGCATGGCCCATCTGCCGCAGGTATCGCTAAAGAATACGAAGCAAAGAACGATGGACATTACATTGGCGTACATGTCGTAGACCCACTAGCGGCTAAGAAAGTTGAAACCGGCGTATATCAAGGTTTCTCAATTGGCATCAAATCTCCACGCGTTGTACGCGATGCAAAGGCGGCTAATGGTCGCATCGTTGATGGTTCAATTATTGAAGTGTCTTTAGTGGATAGACCCGCTAACCCATCAGCAAAACTAATTTTGGCTAAGTCTGTTGAAGGCGAGTCAAGTTTGATTCAGGTAGAAGAACTGCATGAATTCAAAGCACCATTGCCTAGCGATGTTGCAAAGATGACCAAGAAAGGGTCAAAGATGGAAACAATTAAGCAAATTACGGAATTGGCTAAGTCATTGACCACCATTGATTCCGCAAAGTTCGACCAAACACTATTTGATGACGCTCGCCGCGCACTTGCTGAACTTATTGCTTCAGAGGCTAAAGAAATGTCTGAAGAAGGGCATGATGAACGTCACTCACTTTCAGCACTTGTAAATGCCGTATACAACCTTATGGATTGGTACGAAGGCGAAGAAGAAGAAGGAGAAGTAAACGTAATGATTGATGAAACAGAAAAGGCAGATATGCCCGACTGCGCAGATGGCAAGTGCGGAAAGTGTGCAATGTGCATGGCTGAAAAAACCGCAGATGTAGCCGATTGCGAAGATGGTTCATGTGGCAAGTGCGATAAATGCATGGCCGCAATGAAAACCACAGATGCAGATGAAACAGTAGTGGCTGAAGAAGCACCTATTGAAGAAGTAGTTGCTGAAACAACTGAAGAAGTTTCTGAGGCTGTAGAAGCCACAGATGCTACATCAATTGAAGATGTAGTTGAGAAAGCCGTTAAGAGTGCTATGGCATCGGTTAAAGCAGAGATTGATTCTCTACGGGCGGATAAAGAGGCCGCAGTTGAGAAGTCAGTAAAACTTGAATCTGACCTAGCAACGGCACTATCTAAATCAGTAGCAGGTGGCCCAAAACGCACCGCTACTAAAATGTCAGACGAAGCCCAAAATGACATGCTTGTAAAAGCGGCAACATACAAGGCTAAGGCTGATGCAACAACCGACCCTGTTCTCGCTAAGGGATACCGCGACCTTGCAAATGATTTCTTTGCAAAAGCAACCCCTAAGTCAGAGAACTAATAACACACTTAACGAAAAGGAAATAAACTTATGGCACAGATGCCTAAAGCAAAAGACCTATTCGGTGATGTAACGCCACGCGAAGCGGCTGAACTTCAAGAACAATATCTTGGAGAACTCAACAAGTCTTTCGCAAACGCTTCAACAACACCGGGAGTAGCACCACAGGCTGACCCAATGGCGCAGATGGAAGCACTTGTTGCAAACAAGTCACTTTCACCTGATGCAGTTTCAGCACTTAACACAGCACTTTCAACACAGCGCGCAATCTCAGCGGATATTGCTAAGGAAATTACCCTTACATCTCCACTTTCAACATCATTCGCGGCGTTTGACCTTGAAGCACCTGCAAAGTTGCTTACACCACGACCAACACCACTCCGTAACAAGATTGTGCGTAAGAAGGGTGTCGGTACATCACACCGCATCAAGCGCATCACAGGTTACACAGGTACAGGTACAGGTGGACAAGGAAACATTTGGCCGGGAATCACACAGACCACTCAGAACGATTTTGCTCCGGGTGCAGGTACACCGCTTCTTTACGAGCGTGGGCCACAGATTTCCTACACAGCGGATGACCTAGTTCTTCCGTACAACTCATACTCACTATCTGACCAAGTTTCATTTGATGCAAACTTCTCAGGTTTGGGATACCAAGACCTTCGCCAACTTTCATCAACTTCAACTCTATACGCAACAATGCTTATGGAAGAACGTATGATGCTTATGGCTCGCGGAACTGCATCAGGATATTCAGGCGCACTTGCTGCACCTACATTTACCCTTACAGCGGCTACAGCAACAGGTTCACAGGTTGCACTTGCTAACAACACATACTATGTCTACCTAACTGCTAACGCTGGTGCGTTTGGTCAGTCAGTAGTTTCATCAGTTGTATCACAAGCAACAACAGCACAGGTACTTACAATCAACGTAACAGTTCCTTCAACTGGTGCGCTTGGATACCGCGTTTACGCAGGTACAACAACAGGTGTTGCTAACGCTCACTACCTTGGAACAATCACAGGTACAACAGGTGTTATCAACGGCCCAACAGGCCCTACACTTGGAAACAACGTAGCGTTCAACACAACTGGCGCACTTGCTTCAACAGCATCAGCAGATACATCTGCATACGCAACAGGTTACGATGGAATTCTTCCAACAGTTCTTAACCCTACAATTTCAGGTGCAATCAACAACATCAACAGCACATTCTCAACCGCTAATCCGGGTGCAGAATTCCAGCAAGTATTTGGACAACTTTACGATGCTGTTAAGGCTGACCCTGATGAGATTCTTCTTAACGGTCAAGACCGTAAGCAACTCTCAGACACAATCAAGAATGGTTCAACAGCAAACTACCGTTTGAACCTTTCACAGACAGAAACAGGCGATTACGTTGGCGGCGCAGTAATTGGCGCACTCAACAACGAAATCACAGGCAAGATGGTAAACCTCACAGTTCACCCATGGTTGCCACAGGGCGTTGCTCCTGTTCTTTCCTACACACTTCCAATCCCTGATACTGAGGTATCAGATGTTTGGGCGAACATTCTTGTGCAGGATTATATGGGTAAAATTGAATGCCCAGTTGCGGCGTAAGTCGCTTCTAAAAACATTTCGCTGTATCGGTGAAGTCCTTCAAGAAGTTATAGGGTAATACCGAG